AAGCCCGGTGTTGCCGGTGCTCTACGAGTTCCCGATGGAGCTACAGCAGGCGAAGGGCAAGCCGTGGCGCGACCCGGCGAACTGGCCGATGGTCACGCCGAACGCGGGAAAGTCCGTGTCGATCGATCGCCTCGCGTTGTCCGCGCGCGACGAAGAGGAGAAGGGCGAGGCGGCGTTCCGCATCTGGGCATCGCAGCATCTGAACATCCAGATCGGCCAAGCCTTGGCGTTCTCGTCGTGGGCCGGCGCAGAGTTCTGGGAAGCCGCGGGCGATGCGACGCTCACGCTTGACGAACTGATCGAGCGTTGCGAGGTGTGCACTGTCGGCATCGACGGCGGCGGCCTCGACGACTTGCTCGGGCTGGTCGTGATTGGTCGGGAGCGCGACACGCGGCGCTGGCTGCATTGGGCGCATGCCTGGGCGCACCGGATCGTCTTCAACCGTCGCAAGGACATCGCGGCGAAGCTGGAGGACCTGGAGAAGGCCGGCGACCTCACCGTCGTCGATCTTCCGGGCGCAGACGTGATTGCCGTGGCTGACACGGTGTGTCGCCTGAAGGATGCGGACCTGCTGCCGGAGAAGCTCGCCATCGGCGTCGACGCCGCCGGGATCAACGACATCATCGACGAGTTGACCACGGAGGAGCGCGGCATCACTTCCGACCAGATCGTCGCGATTTCGCAGGGGTACAAGCTCAATGGGGCGATCAAATCGACGGAGCGCGCCGTTGCCGGCGGTGAACTGGTGCATGGCGCGCAGCCGCTGATGGCCTGGTGCGTTGGCAACGCGAAGGTGGAGCCCAAGGGCAACGCCATCACGATCACGAAGCAGGCGAGTGGGTCGGCAAAGATCGATCCGCTGATGGCGACATTCAACGCGGTCTCGCTCATGGGGCTCAATCCCGAAGCGGGCGCAGGCCGCATCACACAGGGGTTCGTGGTGCTCTGATGGGACTCTTCGACAAGCAGAAGCGCATCGAGCCGCGCGACCGGATCGAGCCGACCATCGGCAACCTGGCCGAAGGGGACACCGTCGTCTCCTCGGACCGGGAGGGCATGCGCGAATTGTTCAGCAGCTTCCCGACTGCGGCGGGCGCGGTGGTGAACGATAGGACCGCTCTGCGCGTCTCAGCGGTGTACGCGTGCGTCCGGCTGATTGCCGGCGCGATCGCTGGTCTGCCGCTGCCCATCTACGAAAGGAAGGGGGAGTCGCGCGAGCGCGCGCAGCATGACTATTGGTGGCTGCTGAACGAGCGGCCGTGCTCGACGTTCAGCGCCGCGGCCTGGCTGGAATTCGCAACCATGCAGGTGCTGCTGCGCGGCGACGCGATCGCGTACATGCCGCGCAACCGCGCCGGACAGATCACGGCCATCATCCCGTGGCCGCGGTCGAAGGTGCAGATCGACCGGCTCAAGGACGGGGCGCGGGACCCGGGACGTTTGCGCTATTCGTTTCAGGCGGACGAGGGATACTTCGGCGCCGACCAGGACGATGTGCTCCACTTTCCCGGACTCGGGTTCGACGGATGCCAGTCGATGTCGGTCATCCAGTGGGGCGCGCGCGCAGGCATCGGCATCGCAATCAAGGGCGACGAGTACGCCGGCCAGTTCTTCGGCGAGGGCGCGAAGCCCGAGGTTGCGCTGAAGATGCCAGGCAAGATGAGTCCGGGCGCGCAGGAGGATTTCCGACAAGCATGGCTGGCGAAGTACGGCGCTGCGGAAGGCATGGGCGCGCGGAAGATCCCGCTCATCTTGACGGAGGGGATCGACGTTAAGGAGCTGACCATGTCGGCCGAGGACGCGCAGATCATCCAGACCCGCCAATGGCAGGTCATCGACATCGCGCGCGCGTTCGGCGTGCCGCCTTTCATGGTCGGCGAGACCGAAAAGCAGAGCAGCTTCGGGTCCGGCATCGAGCACATGGGCCTCGGCTTCGTGCGTTACACCCTGCGGCCGCACCTGCGACGGTTCCAGCAGGAGCTGAACGCGAAGCTCTTCCGGACCGACCGCTACTTCACCGAATTCAACGTCGATGGCCTGCAGGAAGGTGATTCGAAGGCCCAGGCCGAGTACTTCGGCAAAGCCCTCGGCGGGCCGGGCGCGCAGGGCTGGATGGTGGTCAACGAAGTGCGCCGCCTGAAGAACCTGCCCCCTGTTGAAGGAGGCGATGAACTGATCGTTCCCACGTCCACCGCCGAGCAAACGGAGCCGGCCCCGGAGACCAGCAATGAAGAAAACACCGAAGCTGCTGCAGCTCGCGCGTGACAACGCGCCGGCGTCCAAGCCGCTACGCGCGGAAACCTCTGGCGATGAGGCCACGATCTACCTGCACGGCGTGATCGGTGGGTGGTGGGGCGACATCGACGAAACCATGTTCGCCCAGGCGATGGCAGCGATCGACGCCAGCATCATTCACCTGCGCATCGATTCGCCCGGCGGCGACGTGTTCGCGGCGCGTTCGATGATGACTGCGATTGCGCAGCACAAGGCCAAGGTGATCGCGCACGTGGACGGACTGGCCGCCTCCGCTGCGACCGGGCTGTGCATGGCCTGCGACGAAGTCGAGATCAGCCAAGGTGCGGGCTTCATGATCCATAACGCGTGGACGATCGCGATCGGCAACAAGGGCGACATGCGAAAGACCGGCGAGCTGCTGGGCAAGATCGATGCCGATCTGACCAACGATTACGCGCGCCGCACTGGCAAGGACGAAAGCGAGATCACCACATGGATGGACGAAGAGACCTGGTTCACCGCCGATGAAGCGGTCGAACACGGCTTCGCCGATCGCAAGGTGGAAGTGGTCGACAAGCGAAAGAAGAACCAGTGGGATCTGTCGGCGTACCAGAACGCGCCGAAAGCCCTCACCGAATCGCCCCAGATCAAGCCCGACGAACCGGACTTCAATGCTGTGCGCGCCCATCTGGAGCGCGGCTTGAGGCTCGTCGAGCAACCCCGTTCTGCGTAGGGCTCGCTCCCGCACGCAGTACCAGAGGCCGCCATTTGGCGCCTTTTTCTTTCCTACTGGAGAAGCTGAAATGCCCGAGAGCATCCAGGCCATGCGGGAGCGCCGCAACGCGCTGGCCAAAGAGACCCGCAACCTGCTGGACCAGAACCCCGCCGCGTCCTGGAACGAGGACCACACCAAGCAGTACGACGAGAAGATGGGGGAGATCGAGCGCATCGATGCCTCGATCGCGCGCCACGAGCGCCTGATGGATCGCGAGGCGGAAGATCGCTTCAAGAACGCGGGCGGCCGCGAGCGCGAAGTCGATGCGAACGGCGAGAAGACCCTGAAGGCACTGCACGGCAGCTGGCTCCGCAGCGGCGATGGCGCGCTCTCGGCCGAGGACTGGACGCGCATCCGAAACACGATGTCGACCACGACGCCGGCGGAGGGTGGATACACCGTTCCGACCGAGGTGGCAGGCAGCGTCGTCGATGCGCTGAAGGAATACGGTGGCATGCGCGAAGTTGCGACGGTGATCCGCACCTCCGGCTTCGGCGCGATGAACTTCCCGACCTCCGACGGCACGTCGGAAGAGGGCGAGCTGATCGGCGAGAACACGACCGCGACCGACGCTGATCCGTCCTTCGGCACCAAGGCGCTGACGGCGTACAAGTACAGCTCGAAGGTGATCACCGTTCCGTTCGAACTGCTGCAGGACACGGCGATCGACATCGAGGCCTTCATCAATGCGCGCATCGTTGCTCGCCTGGGCCGCGTCACCAACAAGCACTTCACCATCGGCACCGGCACCGGCCAGCCCACCGGCATCGTGACGGCGGCGGCCGCGGGCAAGGTCGGCACCACCGGCCAGACCACGACGGTCACCTACGACGATCTCGTGGACCTCCAGCACTCCGTGGACCCGGCGTATCGCAAGCGCAACGCCAAATTCATGATGCACGACCTGTCGATCGCGAAGATCCGCAAGCTGAAGGACACGGCAGGCCGTCCGATCTTCCTGCCGAGCTACGACGCCGGCATCCGCGGCGGTGTACCGGCCGAGCTGCTCGGCTCGCCGATCGTGACCAACCAGGACGTGCCGCAGATGGCGGCCAATGCCAAGTCGATCCTGTTCGGCGACTTCACGCCGTACATCGTCCGCGACGTGATGGGCCTGACGCTGTTCCGCTTCACCGACTCCGCGTACGCGAAGAAGGGCCAGGTCGGCTTCATGGCCTGGTTGCGCAGCGGCGGCAACTTCGTCGACGTCGGCGGTGCTGTGAAGCACTACGCCAACTCCGCGACCTGATCCGCAACCACGGCGCCCGGCATCCGTCGGGCGCCCCTATCCCTCCGAGGTGAAGAACGTGTCCCAGGACAACCAGAATCAGCCGGCGCCGAACGCGCCGGAGAAGGACAAGGTCAAGGCTCGTGTGCTGGTGAAGACCGAGATCGACGGCGAGACCTACCAGCCGAACGACGTCGTGCTCGTCAGCAAGAAGGTCGCGGCCGCTCACGAAGGCCAACTCGATGCGAGCGCCGACGCTGTGAAGTACGCCGAAGCCCTCAAGCGGAAGGCCGCGCGCGGGGAAGATGACTGATCGCAAGGGCCGGCGCTGCCGGCCCTTGTCGTGAGTCTTCTGGAGCATGACCATGCGACTTCGCTTGATCGATGCACCCGCTGAAAAACCGGTATCGCTGGATGAGGTGCGCTCGTACCTGCGCGCGGACGACGGCGATTCCGACGAGGCGATCGGTGCATTGCTCGATGCTGCGATCGGCCGCGTCGATGGACGCCACGGCGTTCTCGGGCGCGCACTGTGCGAGCAGACCTGGGAGTTGCTGCTCGACACGTTCCCGGCCGGCGACGTGACCGTGCCGCTGCCTCCGCTGAAAGAAGTGGTCTCGATCACCTACCTCGACGCGGCGGGATCGACGCAGACGGTGCCCTCGGCTTCGTACGTCATCGATGCTGCGAGCGAGCCTGGCGTGATCTCGCTGAAGCCCGGGCAGAAGTGGCCCGCAACGCTGGCGCAGCGCAGTGCGGTCGCCGTCCGGTTCAAGGCAGGCTATGGCGACGCGGCCGCGGTGCCGGCGAACCTGAAGGCGGCGATCAAGCTGATCGCGGGCGATCTGTACGCCAACCGAGAAGCGCAGGGCGGCGTGCTGCACGAGAACGAAGGCGTGAGCGCGCTGCTCGTGCCCTACAGGATCTTCGCGCCGTGAAAGCCGGGCAGCTCAACCGCCGCATCCGCATCGAACGCAAGCTCGAAGGCGAGGACGTCGCTGGCCAGCCGCAAGAGGGCTGGGACCCGACGCCGGTCGCAGAAGTCTGGGCGAACGTGAAGGGCGCCACCGGCATGGCATCGATCCGTCAGACGAGTCCGCAGGACAACGTCGCTGCGTCGGTGAACAGCTACAGCTTTCGCATCCGCTATCGCGAAGGCATCGACGACGGCATGCGCGTGGTGCTCAACGACGTGCCGTTCGACATCAAGCAGGTGCGCATGGACCACGCGGGCCGCGAATGGACCGACCTGGTCTGCGAGCAGGGCGGCAACGATGGGTAAGGGCTCGTCCTTCGACGCGAGCGAATGGCTCACCGGCTTGGCCAAGCTGGCGGACCCGAAGCTGCGCGAAAGCCTGGCGCGTTCGATGGCTGTCGCCGGCGGCAAGGTCCTCCGCGATGAGGCGAAGCTGCAGGCGCCGGTGAAGGACGGCGTTTTGCGCTCGGCGATCTATCTCGCCTTCAAGGATCAGCGTTCGAACGACGCGCAGGTCGTCTATTCGGTCACCTGGAACGCGAAGATCGCGCCGCACGGTCACAACGTGGAAATGGGGCACTGGCGCTACAACAAGATCGTCAACGGACGGCCGCAGAAGAGCCTGCGCCCGGGCCTGAAGAAGGGCAAAGGGCCGGAGGATCACGTGCCTCCGGGCAAGTTGAAAAACCGGAAGTGGGTGCCGGGTAAGCCCTTCCTGACGCCCGCGTATCACAACGGCGCGCAGCGCTCGCTGCAGGCGATGATCGCGCGCGGCCAGCAGCGTCTGCCCGAACTGCTCGCCGGCGTAGCACCCGAGGTGACGGAATGAGCCTGGAAGCAGACCTGAAGGCGCTGCTCGGCCCGCTGGTGGGCAATCGCGTGTATCCCGACGTGACGCCCGAGGATCCAAAGTACCCGCTGATCGTGTACCAGCAGGTCGGCGGCGATGTCGTGGAATTCGTCGAGGGCAAGGTCGCCGACAAGGACCACGCGCGAATGCGTGTGCACGTGTGGGCGAAGACGCGGCTGCAGGCGACGCAGATCGCGCGCCAGGTGCGCGTCGCGATCGTCGAAGGCGTGCTGAAGGGCAGCACCTACGGCGCGCCGGTGTCGCTGCACGAGGACATGCTGAAGATCTACGGAAACCGAACCGATTACGGGATCTGGTACACGCCAGACCCATGAGCAACCGAGCCGCCCGCGAGGCGGCTTTTTTGTGCCCGCCGTTTGGCGGGACCAGTCACCCCGCCAAACCCACAGAAGGAAAG